AAATGCTGCTCGTGGTGTATTTATGAGAGCAAAAAGTTCAATGATAATAGGACACGTTCATTCTACATCTAATCACTCGGAAACAAACATAAAAGAAGAACCAATTAGTTGTTGGTCTGTTGGTTGTTTATGTACGTTAGCGCCAGATTATGATCCACACAACACAAAACATAATGTAGGATTTGCGCACATATTGGTAGAGAAGAATGGAGATTTTGAGGTATTAAACAAACGAATCATAAACAACAAAATACACTAATGGACAGTAAAGTATTAAGCGAAGTCATTGATGATATGCGTAAACGTGAGTTTAAAGGCAAAGAAACTTACGGAACTACAATGGATAGAACAGATTTAACAACTGCTCAATGGATAGCACATTTAAGAGAAGAATTAATGGATGCTATCTTATATCTTAAAAAGTTAGAAAATATTCATAACGATAAAGTTTATTAAAATGAAATACCCTAAAAACTTCGGAAAATGGAACGCTATGGAGCAAGAACTTTGGTTAGTAAACAAACTACAAGAAGTTCACGAATTAGAAAACCAAATTAAAATTACGTTGGGCAAGATTAGGGGCGGTGAAATATTAATATTTAAGGAGGTTGATAGGTTAGACTTATTAGAAATGAAAGATGAAAATTAAAGTAATACATAGAAAACTTGGAAGGGAACAAGCACACGGCATAGCGGAAAGCGATGGCATAGTGTACATTGATTCTCGTTTAAAGGGCAAGAAGCACCTTGAAATTGTCTTGCACGAGTGTTTACACCTATTGAACCCAGAGGATGACGAAGAAGCCATTATTGAGAAAAGCGTAACTTTATGTAAGATACTTTGGAAACAAGGTTATCGTAGGGTTGATAATTCTAATGATACACCATTGCAAGATGGCTCTAAATAGTTGTTGGTTCATAGTTCCCCAGTGTAAAAAGCTGGGGTTTTTTATATATCTTTGATTCGTTCATATTGGTAAGACTTAGGTTTAGTCCCTGCTATTTCAATAGTGGGGATTTTTTATGCCTAAATGTGCACTTTAGTACACTTTTCATATAAAAGTGTCACAAATATTTGAAAAATTGTGACATAATGTGTCATAAATTACACATTTTAATGCTTATTTATCCTTTATATTACCACTTATCAGTATTATTTGCCGTTCATCACAATTATTTAAAATTCTTTACTTGTTTGATAAAGTTATATGATTTTACACTATCTTTGATTTATCAAAAACAAACCAATATGAACAAACTAAAAACACCACAACAAAAGGCAAATGAGCGCTACCAAGCCGAAAGTATCAAACCTATTTACGCATTCTTAATTGTATGCGTGGCATTTATTATTACCGCAATCCTTCAAAACATTTAGTATGGAAATTAATTTAAAATATTCAGAAGAATTATTGGTTAATAAAATGAATGGTTTAATTATGTCAAAGAAAAATGAAATATTAAATGATTTTATCACAAATTCTTTAAAAGATAATGATATATCAATAAACCAAGATGGATTAAATTTAGTAGTAATTGAAGGAGAAACAAAATATTGGCTTGAATTATATGGTATTAAAATTACTCCAATATTATATTTTAAGTTTAATTATAGTGAATGTATGACTAAATTTACTATAAAAAGTTTTATTCTTAAAAATGGATATTCAATTCAAAATGCAAATTTTACATTTTAAAACAACTATCATTACTGCAATCTTACAAAACATTTAAACTATGAAAACACCAATTCAATGTCTTATTGAGGACATAAAATTAAAAATTGAAACTAACAATTTTATAACTGACGATGCAAAGAAATTCGGTTTATCCGACTTTTTAGAAGTACTTAAAAGGTACGAATCAATAGAAAGGATGACAATTGAAGTTGCATACGATAGTGCCAAAGTATATCCATCTGCCGATTGTACTGGCAGCAAGTATTATTTTATGAATTACATAACAAACGATTAACTATGAAAACTGCAATGCAAGAACTAATTGATTGGACAAATCAATATAAAGGTAAAATGATTTCAGCCGACCAAGTTGTATTAAAGGCATATGAACTTATGGAAAATGAAGCGTTGCAAATTGCTGACGCATTTCAATCAGGTGGATTTTCAAATATGTTTGGGGACAATACACATTGGATTAAATATTATGAAAATAAATACCAAAATAAATAATCTATGGCACATAAAATATATTGGGCAAAAAGAACTAATTTCAAAGCAATATTAATGGTTAAGAATTTACTTACTTGTAAAACTTGGATTTCATATTATTTCAGGGGTCGTGGCGAATCAATTAATGGTAAATATTGGACAAAAAGATTAAACAAAAACAAATAATATGATAGCAATATTTAATATATTAGGATTAAGAGTTAAAATATTTAATCTTAAAAGAAACATTTATTTAATACCAACAATTGCGGTTTATTATCATAAAAAATATGAATTCGTTATTGCGTTTAATTTTATTGGATTGAATATTGAATTTTGGAGTTATAATATAAATAAATAATATGAAAACTGCAATGCAAGAACTTATTGATAAATTAGAAATAACTGAAAAGCAATTAGATAAAGAAAATAATTTAATATTATCCTGTGCAATATTTGCAGCAAAAAATATGGCGATTGAATTACTTGAAAAAGAAAAAGAACAGATAATAGAGGCTTATGGTAGGGCTATATGTATGTTTTATGAATCAGAACAACCAGAAGAATATTATAATGAAACATTTAACCAAAACATTTAATTATGGATGCAATAGAAACCTTTATCTACACATTAGATACTCAATTAAAGACAATGCCAAATGGCTATGTTAAAGAAACAGTAGTTGCTTGTAAGGAATTAGCTGAAGGAATAAAAGCAATATATGAAAACAATAATAACAACATTAGTAAGTCAACAAATCAAGACTAACCTACAAACCGAAGCCGACTCTAAAGGCATTACCTTAAGCAAGTTGGTTTATAAAATCCTAAAACAATATGAGCAAACTAATCTACCAAGCGAAACAACTAAAGTTGCACAAAAGAGCAACATTACTACTGGAACTACTAAAGGAGGCGCAAAAAAGGCAAAATCTATTTGAGGATGATTTAGCACAATGGCGCAGAGGTTTGGACACTACAAGGACAATGGTTAGCGAAGAAGACTTACTAATCAAGGTTGCAAGAATGAATGACATTCAACGCAGAATCCTTAAAAGCTATCATTTTCTAATCTTAGACCTTTATACATTAACGGAGGACTTTATGCTTCCAATTAACCTTTTACACTTTTAATTATGAATTTAATAGAAAAAATATGTTTTTTATTTCTTGCATTAATTTTAATTATTTTAACTATATCAATTTTTTTATTTTGTTTTATAGTATTATGGAAATTTAATCCATTAGTTTCAATAATATGTTTTTTAGCAATATCAGCAATTTTATACTTAACAAGAAATAGCGGCTTTATGCCAAAATAAAAATTATGAGTTACGAAATACAAAAGTCATTTATGGCTGAACTTGAAAACGAAACTTTGCGTGAAAAGAACAAAGAATTAAAGAAGGAGATTAACCGATTAAAGGATTTATTAGACAAACATTTAAACATAAAAACAATCAGAATGGACAAAGAACAACAAAAAGAGTACGTTATTGAAATGGCGGAAAAAATATGCAATTATTACCAAGTTTCTTACGGACAATTAATGTCAAAATATAGAGGTGAAGAAGTTACGTTGGCTCGTCAAATGTCAATGTATTTCGCTAAAGATAAGACTGAATTAAACGGAGAAGAAATAGGAAAAATCTTCAATAGAGATAGAACCACTGTTTTGCACTCAATTCAGAAAATCTATGGACAATTGACAAATAAGTTAGATGATACCATAAAAAATGACGTTTTCAACTTAAATGTTATACTTTAATTTGGTTATTAACACTAAAGTACTTAATTTTAAACTCTAAAACCAACAATATGAATGACCAACAACTGGCTAAAAAGCCACAACTTTCGTACACGAAAGACCAAGTAGAGTTAGTAAAATCACAGATTGCACCAGAGGCAACAGTTGACGAACTAAAACTATTTTTGTACCAAGCACAACGCACAGGACTTGATGCGTTATCAAGACAAATCTATTGCATCCATAGGAACGTTAAGACACCTACTGGATGGGCTAAGAAAATGACTATCCAAACAAGCATTGATGGCTTCCGAGTTATTGCAGAAAGAAGTGGTAACTATGGTGGACAAAGCGAACCAATATTAACCTTTAAGCAAAGTGGAGAAGTTGAATCTTGTAAAATAACAGTATTTAAGTTTAGAGGTGATATTCGTTATGAAGCTGCAACATCAGTAGTTTATTTTGATGAATATGTACAAAGAGATAAAGAAGGTAAACCAATGGGATTATGGAATCGTATGCCGATTGTTATGATACAGAAAGTATGCGAAGCGGTTTGTCTTCGCCGTGCATTTCCACAAGACTTAAGCGGTCTTTACACTGGCGATGAGATGGCGCAATCAAATGAAGAAGTACCAACTTACATTAAGAAGCACGATAACGCTGATGACTTAGAGTTAGCCATTGATTTATGCGTAAATACTACTGAATTAAGCCAACTTTATGCATTAAATAACGAACTTGCAACTAAAGAAGTAACTAAATTATTTACCAAGAAAAAAGAAAGTTTATGAACATCTACCACAAGTTAGAAAGTTTAAAGACTAATGTTTGGTATTGGCAAGGAATGTTTGACAAGTCAACAAGGTCAAACGCACGAGAAACATTGGCTAAACTAAATAGCGCTAAAGAGTTACTAAAGGCATTTAAACGTGATAATATGCCTTACTTATTAGAGCAACCTAAACACAATTTAAAACCTATTCCCTTCGTTCCTATGGATACTTGGTGCGAAGAATTAGAACAAACTTTAATCAAATAAACACTATGGAAAACAAAAACAAAATCGGTGCTTGGAAAAAAACATTAGCATCAGGTAAAGAAGTAATTAGCTTTACAATTGAAGGCAAAAAGTACGATATGTGGGTTAATGAATACAAGAAAGAGGAAAAACATCCAGACTTTCAAATAGTACCTAACGAGTATAAACCAAAGGCAGAAACTAAAAAAGAATATGCTGTTAATCAACAGGAAGCAGAATCACACCCAACAGATTTACCATTCTAAAAACAACCCCTCGTTGGGCGATAACGTAAAGCGCAAATTTAAAACCTATAATATGGAAGTTATTTTAATTTTTATTGCATTGTATATAATTTTAAATATCATAATTAATATTATATTTTTTTTTATGGAAGAAGATGATAATAATAATGATAACAATGATTCATATAAAGGAGGAGATTGGGAGCAAGGATGGCCTTTTTAAAAATAATAAAAAAAACCTACAACTATGAGCCAAACAACACAAATCGCAAACTATTTACAAAAAGGTAGAAAATTAACCGCTATTGATGCTTTAAACAAGTTCGGATGCTTTAGATTAGCTGCACGAATAGCTGACCTAAGAAACGATGGTATGAACATAAAAACTACCATTGTTAAGCTAAAAAACAAGAAACAAATAGCACAATATTCATTATGATACACGCATCCTTATTTAGCGGAATTGGTGGATTTGATTTAGCTGCGGAATGGATTGGATGGGAAAATCTATTTCATTGTGAATGGAATCCATTTGGTCAACAAGTATTAAAACACCATTTTCCAAACTCAATTAGTTACAATGACATTACTAAAACAGACTTCTCTATTCACAGAGGAAAAGTTGATATTCTCACAGGAGGATTTCCTTGCCAACCATACTCAAGTGCAGGAAAAAGACTTGGGAAAGCCGATGAAAGACACCTCTTTCCACATATGCTTAGATGCATTAAAGAGGTCAAACCCAGATGGATTATTGGCGAAAACGTTCGTGGACTTGTTAATTGGAATGGAGGGATGGTATTCAACGAGGTATGCGATGACTTGGAAAGGGAAGGCTATGAAGTCCAATCGTTTCTTATTCCAGCTGCAGCTATTGGTGCAAGACATCAAAGACAAAGAATTTGGTTTATTGCCAACACCAAATGCACAAGATTGGAACACTGGAGTAAAGCCACAGACTTATCAATTAAGAAAACAAAAACATTTGTTAAAGAAAGTAAATTTGCAAATGAGTTTAAGACAGATGGCAGCAGATTTGACAATGTCTGGACAATCAACGAGAAAACTGAAAGTATCATTTGTAGAGGAGATGATGGGATTTCCGAAAGATTGGACTTTATTACCTTTTCAAAATGGAGAAAAGAATCAATTAAAGCATACGGAAACGCAATAGTTCCACAAGTTGCTTATGAGATTTTTAAGGCAATAGAAAAGTTTGAATTATTGAAAGATTAATGTATTTTTGTATTGATATATGCGACATATCAAATTAAACTTATTAGGGAGGAGGATTGACAGGTAGTCGCATTACCTGTTTGGTCTGAATCCCTTTTTTTATTTTATGGCTAAAGACCCAGCGTTTTTATTCTATCCTAATGATTACATAGGTGGAACTATGGGTATGACTTTTGAAGAAAAAGGTGCATACATTGAATTACTAATGTTACAATTTAATAGAGGTCATATGGATGGTCATATGATTGGTCAATGCGTTGGTCAACTATGGGAACGTATTAAATCTAAGTTTATACAAGATGAACAAGGATTATGGTATAATGAACGTTTAGACATTGAAAAAAACAAAAGAAAGGCTTTTAGTGAGTCAAGACGTAATAATATTAAAGGGAATAACCAACATATGAAAGGTCATATGACCACACATATGGAAAATGAAAATGTAGATGTAATTGAAGTTGAAAATATAAATATAGATTTTGAATGGTTTTGGAATGAATATGATAAAAAAGTAGGTGAAAAACAAAAGTTAAAAAAGAAGTGGAATAAATTAACTGACGAAGAAAGGCAAAATGCAATGAATTATCTTGACCTTTACAAGCAATCCGTACCAGACAAACAATTTCGTAAAAACCCAGAAACATTTTTAAACAACAAATCTTGGAACGATGAAATCATTAACCGAAGTATTACCACAAGCTACAAACCAACTTTCTCTGAACGACAAGCCAATGACCTATGGAATCTCTAAACTTGAACCAGACGAACTTAAAGTTGTTAGTGCATTAGAAACAATGTTAATTGGCAAATGTTCGCCAATTGAGGTAAAAGAACATCTTAAAAGTTGCATAGCTTTAAGTGGATGCCAAACACCAACGATTGAGCATTTTCAGTTTTTATGTGATTTTGTGATTAGAAACTATAAACAATACCGACTAAAAGAACTTGGAGTAGCTTTTGAACTTTACGCAATGGGGAAACTTTCGGTTGACAAGGCGATAACTTTTAATCCTAAATTCTTTGGCGATGTTATGGCTGCATATAAACCAATTGCGGTTCAAGTTAGGCAAAAGACCTACAAACCACCACAAATCGCTTTAGACGTACCAAAATTGGAAGATAATGAAGTTTTGGATGCCTTGCACACAAATTGGGAGAAGTCAGCTAAAAAGGACTGGAAATTGCTAAATACGATGGCTTTTGACATTCTATGGAAGCAAAAAGTACTAAACAAGGAGAATATGCCAAAAGAGATAGTAGAAAAGATAAAGGCAAAGGTTATGGCTTATTACAAGGTCAATGCTAAAAATGATAAAGATTTGTTAAAATTAAATGATGAATTATTTATAAGAAATGAGTGCAAAAGATATTCTTTGTACCTATATTTACAAAACCAATTATAAAACTTTACCACCTCAAGATATTAATATTTTTAACCAGATAGTAATTACGGGAACTTGGGGTGGTTATTTAAACCTAAACTATGAAACAATTAGATATACTATTAATGATTATTGTAACTTGGTTAATTGGGTTTTTAACAGGATACTTTAAAGCAAAAAACAAATAAACTATGAAAACAGCAATGCAAAAATTAATTTCTACTTTTAATTTATATCAAAATAGTGCATCTACACAAGAAGAACAGGAGCTATTATCATTTTATATAAAATGCGCTGAAGATTTAATTGAAACAGAAAAAGAGCAGATGTTTTATTGGTTTTATGGAGGTGGCGGTCTATCCGCAACAGATGATTTTAGAAAAGAATTTGAAAATAACTACAACCAAACCTATAACCAAAACAAATGAAAGAAACACTAATATTTATCTATGAACTGGTATTTTTTACGTTTATTTCAGTTCCTTTAGCAATAACAATATATTTAACTGCCTTAATACTAAGTAAACTAAAGAACATATGAAAAAGTGCATTAAATGTAATCAAGAAAAGGAACTAAAAGAATTTATGAAATGC